TATCTTGGTCATTTAAACATCTTCCTCTTTGTTCCTATCTGCAATGCACTATTGGTCCTACTTTCTATTATTGTACGTAGGGTAAACAATTTTCCATATCTACAACTGGCATCAGCTGCGTCTTTAATGTCATCTTCCCAGTCAGGAAAGCTGACCTGCCATCCTTGATCCAATGCAATATCTATCAGACCTTGGTTATTCCGCTGTCTGTCGGGTAATACGATGATTTCTCTATTGGTGCTGGTTAACCAACTCAACTGTTGTTTACTTAATTTACTACCCAATGCAGCAACACCGTCTATGGCTATCGCATCAAATGGACCTTCTACCAATATGATGTATTTACGGTTACCGCGAGTTATAGCATCACAATTAAAAAGGTACCCAGGCTGTAGATCACTATTGTAGTATCTGGGAGTGCCGCTTGGCGGTGTACCAGCATATCTAGCAGTCCATCCAACGATCTTGTCTCTGTAATAGAACGGTATGATGATGCGCTGGTCCAAGTTCCACTTGGTGCTGGGGGTCCAATGATAGTCCCAGCCTTCGCCTACAGCAACACCTCTGCTAGCGAGATAATCCACGCACATACCAAATTGTTCAGCGAGTTCATCATCTTCCATCACGACCTGTATCGGGCGTGCGTTCTCTGGCAGCGCTACTTCCTTGAACTCGCGCAAAAAGTTAAGCTCGTTATGATCAGACACCGCAGTAACGCCATCTAGCTTGTTCTGCAGTACTTCTAGCTTGACACGTCGGATGTCTTCTGTGGGAATGCCCATCCAGTCCATGAGATTTTCAAAGTTACGACTGATGTTGACGTTGTCAAACACGGTCTTGAACCCACAGTTGTAACAGTTGTAAGCTATGTAACCATCTGGCAATATCAACATGTTACCACGCATGCGAGTATCGTGCTTGTGTCCGCGATGGCTGCAGCAGGGTGCATTGAACATAAGCCAGCCGCGAGGACTGGTCTTACGCTTCTGCGGTAGATTATCTGCTACTAGTTGATGCATCAGAGCCATGCTAGAGTATAGCGTAGCCTGCGTTTTATCACAAGTGATTTAGCTATTGTAGAGTATTTTGTGGAACACGCCGTCGTTGTCGATCAGCTGTGCAAACTCGTCCACGCTGATCGGGCTGTCAATACCGCTCCAAACAGGGATATAGCCAAATCTAACCCAATATGCATTGAGATCAAAGTTAAACAGTGTAGGTGTTAATCCATCATTGTTGAGGTAGGTAAACGTGTACATGGGATCTGGTCCTGGGACCAATGGTATGAAAAACCATTCGCTGGGCATTGGACTGTTGTTGGTTAAACTAGCCTGTATGAAGAACTTGCCGAGGAAACGAGTCTGATACACTGCAACAGTGTGCATGCCATTAGCACGCTGTGTCTGTGCATCACCAGGGAATGCACCAGTTAGGAATGCCAAGTCGTCGTTGTTGCCAATTGGAGTCTGAGTAAACTGTGCAGCTTCTACTTCAACTGCGGGTACCATGGTGCGCAGCACGCCGTCAAACAGTTCAAAATGTCCAACACCAGACTGATTTATGTCAGTGTAGTACAGCTGTGCTATGCCATTAACGTTGGTGTTTTGTATGCTGTAGTTGTAATAGCCTGCAGGTAGATCTTCTACTTCACCCGGATCCAGCGTGAGTTTAGCTTTGCCCTGCAGAGGTACTGTAACTTCCACTCGCTTGGTCAAGACTATCTCGTTAGTAGCTCTAGTGCTAACAAACGCTTCCAGTTCAACACCGACCAAGTTGATTGGGCGCCGTTCGTTGTTACGTATGACAAAATCTATGGTATTTGTAACGCCCTTGTAGAGCTTAGTATCATAAATGGTCATGGGCCAATTCACCAGTTGGGGGTTCTGATCGAACTGTAGGAGTTGCACGTATTCCTTGAAGCTGTAGAGGAAGACCGTTGGCATAGGATCCTGACATTATTTCCAATCAATGTTTTATATTTATAAATACCTTTGTACACAAACAGGACCAATATGTCAGATACCAAGCAGGTGCTGCAAGAAAAGTTTCCTTTTCTAACAATAATAAAGCATTTAGATAAAGAATATCTAGGAATCGTACAGCACGCCGACAATCAATTCATACATATCTATGTGATGGATCACACCTTCACCGATCAGATGAAGGTGTCTTTCTTGAGCTGCGGCGATACTTGGTGGTGGGAAAGCAACAGGCAGATACCCATCAACATGTTCGTGCGAGAAAAATTCGCAAAGTTCAAAACATACTTGCGCATATTCAGCATGAAGGAAACGGAGATCATCCAAGGTCCAGTGGTCAATCTCCGTGATCTGATGAACAAACGTGTCAAACGTCGGACCATACAGCTAGTCAAGCACGCTTAGTCGCCTAGCGTGCTAACCGTGACGCGAGCACGCACGGTGCCGTCTTTGTTCACATGGACCTTGAGCGGCTTGAGAGCAGCTTTGCGCGCCTTGGCATCAGCTTTTTCTTTGTCGTCGCCCCACTTTTCAAAGTCGTTGTGGCTAAACGCAAACATGGTAGCATCGCCAGCTTCTGCGATTCGCACAAAGCTGGTAAACTCTGTGTCCTTGCCTTCTGTGTGTTCTGCTTCAGTCCACACGTTCACAGCACCAGTGAGGTTCTCTAGTGTGTCCCAGATCTTGCTGATCAATGCAGGCGTAGCTTGGGGATTACGAAACAGATACCCAGTCTTGAGCTTGGTATCCAGCCGGTCAATTGGATCATATTGCAGATCAGTACCAGCTTCGTGAACAGTGTCGCCATCAACTAATTGAACGGTCTTACCGAACATATCACCTACGGTTTGGAATGTTAGCTTTTTACGTGCCATGTGGATGCTCCTCTTGATTGCTTATAATAGCACAGTTCTGTTATTGTTCAAGCAAAATCTGCGCATGCACATAGACCAAAACTGCATAAGAAATAGCGTGAGCGTGTTTGAAACTGTATGCGTCGTCGTCGGTCTTGACCCAGATCTCATCGCGTATGCTGTCAAAACCCTGCTGCTCACACACGCTTTGCAAGTGCTTCTTGCCAGGACGTATCAGCGCTAGTATCATGGCTATGTGTGCTATGCTGGTTGGTTTAAGCCTGGCACAAAGATCGCCATAGTTACCAAGATGAAACAGTCGGCTCACAAAACTGGGATCACAAAACACTGCCCAGTCTATAGGTCGCTCCATGAGATCTAGCAAGTGTGCTTCGTTGCGCACATGCTCATACACGCCCACGTTCAGCATGTCTATCTTGAAGAACCCAGCAGCGTCTGCAGCATTGTAATCTAAGCTGCACAATCCAGTGATCGGATCGGTTGGCACAGCATGGAAATACACGCCAGTGTTGTGCTTGACAATCTTGCTGTCTTTGATGATGCTGGCAGGTGTGTGTCGCAGGCTAGCAAGTGCAGCATCTCTGTGCGCAAAATCTATGTCAATGTCGCCGCGGTTCAGCATTGCAGATCCTATTGTCTATCAATCTTGCCGTCAAGCTGTCTCTGTAGCTGTGCAGTTTCAGCACGTCGACTGCGCATGCTGTTTTGGAGACGGCTTATCTCATTGCGTAGATCGTTTATCTCTTGTTCTGTTCGGATCAAGCGATTTTCCAGCATGGCAACATATCCCGGGTCTACCGTGCGCACTCGAGCTCCGTTCACTTCAAATTCAACAAGCCCGCCTGTGTTAGTAACCACTCGCTTGACCTGTTGCGTTACCTCTGGTGCATCGCTGTCGTCTGCGCCATACATGTCTGTGATCTCTGCCATCATAATCCTGCTTTCTTTAGCGTGTCCTTGACAAAGGTAGCACCTTCCTTGTCAGCCTTGAGTTTCAGTGTCCACTGTGCCGTGGGTGCCATAGCAAATATCATGCCTATCTGCTCTGGTGTACAGCGCTTGAGAGCGTCTTCGGCACTGTTAGAATTATATAGCACCCAAGGACTAATACGACCAGTCTTGATCCAATTTGTCATCTGATTGGTATTAACTTCTCTGAAGAAGTCATACCAAGGTAGTTCGTGCTGTTGGCTCCATTCCCGCATCAGCACGATACCGCGCTCCAATGCTTGCTCTGGCTGTTCTGTGCGTATGAGATCCTTGACATATTCTTCATACACTGTGTCATGTGTCCACTTGTCAATGGGCAGGTTGTGCTTGATCACATAGTCAATGAAGCGTGTGGGTTCTGGCGCAGCAGTATCCAGCAAGTGCCTGGCAAACTTGCTGAATGCCAGATAATACTTGCTGTCAATGAATTCTTTATAGGTCTTCTTGCTCTTGTTGCCAGCCAGCTGATTGTTGAGTTCATAAAAGCGTGCCCATGCCATGAAAGCTATGCGACCCTGCGGCTGGTCCTTCTGGAACCAACGACGCTTCTTTTCACAGATATGGTTGATCAGCCTGAGCTCATCGCTGAACTCGCGCTTGCAGAACTCACAGCGACACTGCTTAGGAATCACGCTCCAGCTTTTTGCCATCTTCAACCAATTCCTTTATCTCTGCATCGCTGAGCCCAGCATCCTTGCCCAGCTGCTTGAGAGTGTCTTTGTTATGCTGACTCTTTAACAGCGCCAGCTCTTGGGTGTTCATGCTAGGATGTAACCCCATCAAGAACTCGTCAACCACTTTGGTCTTGCTTTTGGCATTCTTAGCGCCAACGTAGGGCCTATACTGCTTGCGGCCTGTGCCAGCCAGACACATCAGCTTGTGCTGCAGTTCTGG